TCAGCTAAAAAACACCACAAACGATGGTCAAGATGTTGATATTTGGTTTCGTAAAAATGGGACAAACATTGCAAACTCAAACAGTCGTTTTCACCCTCCTCCAAGAAAAAGCGCTGGTGACCCAAGCCATATCATTGCTTCGTTGAATTTCTTTGTTGACATGGCCGCTAATGATTACGTTGAGATTGTGTGGAGAACTGAAAATACTAATGTAAGTATTGAGCATTTTGACACTAGCACAAGTCCAACAAGACCAGCAGTTCCTTCAGCAATTGCTACAATGAGCTTTGTGTCTAACCTACCTACGCTATAGAATGCAGATATGGCTTACATTCCACTACAAATTCCTCCAGGCGTATTTAAAAATGGTACTGAGTATCAGTCTAAAGGCCGTTGGAACGGCTCAAATTTGGTACGTTGGTACGAAAGCACTATCCGTCCAGTAGGTGGATGGAGAAAACGTGCGTCTGCTCAGTTAACTGGAATGGCTCGTGGGCTGATTAATTGGCGTGACAATAACAACAATAGACGTATCGGAATTGGTACACATTCTAAATTGTATTCAATGAATGAGAATGGTACTTTAACTGACATTACTCCTGCAACTTTTACTGTTGGTGATCCAGACGCTATATTAAAGATTGGTTATGGCTATGGGACTTATGGAACTTCAGCTTATGGCGTTGCCAGACCAGACTTAGGTTCATACGTTCCTGCCACCACATGGTCTATGGATACATGGGGTGAGTATTTGGTTGCTTGCTCATCAAAGGATGGTAAGTTGCTTGAATGGCAATTAAACGTAGCCAATGATGCCGTTGCATTAACAAATGCGCCAACTAGCTGTACTGGATTAATCGTTACTCAAGAAAGATTCATATTTGCTTTGGGAGCAGGTGGTAATCCACGTAAAATTCAATGGTGCGACCAAGAAAATAATACTGTATGGACTCCTGCTGCTACGAACCAAGCTGGTGACTTTGAGTTAACCACCATTGGATCTTTAATGTGTGCTAAACGAGTTCGTGGATCTACCATTATATTTACTGATGTGGATGTACATACTGCCACTTATATTGGTCCTCCGTTCATTTATAGCTTTGAGCGTGTAGGTAGTGGTTGTGGCGTTATTTCTAAGCAAGCAGTAGCCGCTACTGACAATGCTTGTATTTGGATGTCTGGATCAGGATTCTGGATCTATGATGGCTTTGTAAAGCCTTTGAACTCAGATGTATCAGACTATGTGTTTAGTAATATGAACATTACTCAGTCTTCTAAGGTTTATTGTGTTCACAACTCTACTTATGGCGAGATTTGGTGGTTTTACCCTAGTTCAGCTTCAAATGAAGTAGATTCTTACGTTTCTTACAATTATCGTGAGAATCATTGGGCTATTGGTACGTTAGCACGTACGTGTGGCACAGATAGAGGAATCTTTACTTACCCAATTATGGTTTCAACAGATGGGTACGTCTATGAGCATGAAGTAGGCTTTAACTATGATTCTCAGACCATATTTGCTGAGTCAGGACCAGTAGAACTAGGAAATGGCGACAGAACCATGAGTCTGACAGGGTTAGTTCCTGATGAAAAGACTCTAGGTGATGTTCAGGTTCGATTTAGCACTAAGTTCTATCCTAATGCAACAGAATATAACTATGGCCCATATTCAATGGCTAATCCTACTTCAGTACGTATAAGCGGAAGACAAGTAGCTGCCAAGATTGAAGGCGTTAGATTAACTGATTGGCGAATTGGGACTATTAGGTTTGATGGAAAACTAGGCAGTCAGCGTTAAATATATTATGATTGACCATGATTCTCAAGATTGGCGTGAACTAAGGAATGCCAAACTGTTAGAATGGTTTGGTGGCAACCAGAGTGCTGTAGACTTTTTAGTCGCTTTATCAGGTATAGCTGAGTTATGGGATGACTTGGTAGACAAGGATAAAGAGCCTAGCAGAAAAGACATAGATATTGTCTTTTGGAATGCACTGGTGACGCTACCTACAAATGAGTTCTTTAATCAGAATAAGACATTTTTAATGCCTTTAGTGGTTCAGAGTATAAATGCTTGGCAAGACTCTGTAGAACTTGAAAATGGTAATACCAACGACAGAGCATATGCGCTCACATTGCGTATTATTTCATTACAAATAGCACCAATGATAGTCTTATTGCTTAGAGGAAAAGAAGCAATGAGAGATGTTAGTACGGAAATGTGGCGATACTTTACGTCACATGATGATGCAATTAAATGGATACAAGGGGAATAATATGTCTCTAGGCGGTGGAAGTTCAAGTCAACAGCAGTTAGATCCTGCATTACGTGATGCATATTTAGCCAATGTCCAAAGCGCACAAGGTGTTGCCGCTGGTCTAGCTCCTAGAGAGTTTGCAGGGTTTACTCCTGACCAACAAGCTGCTTTTGGAGTTACACGCCAATTTGCTGATCCTAATAGCCTTCAGCAACAGCAATTGCGTAATGCCGCTTATGGCGCTACTCAATCTGGTATGTATCAGCCACAACAAGTAGCATCTCGTGATGTAAATGTGGCTTTAGCTCAAGCAGCTCAATTAGGGCGTGAAACAGTTCGTGATGTAAATGCAGAACGTATTGCTGCAGAGCGCATTGCCGCAGGTCAGGTTTCTGGCGCTGATGTTGCCTCTGAAGCATTAAAACAAATTGCACCTGAAGCTCGTGCAAATATTCGTGATGTTGCGGCTGGTTCGTTTTTGAACCAGAACATTCAGCAGTATATGAATCCATATACGCAAGCTGTTACTAACCAAAGCCTGCAAGATTTAGAGCGTTCAAGGTTATTGCAACAACAACAAACTGCGGCTCAAGCTACTGCAGCTCGTGCTTTTGGTGGATCTCGACAAGGCGTAGCAGAAGCAGAGACTAATCGTGCGTTTGGAGAAAATGCAGCTCGTTTGGTTGCTCAACAAAATGCTCAAGCTTATGAGGCGGCACAACGTGCTTCTGAGGCAGATTTGGCTCGTCAGATGCAAGCACAACAACTTAACCAAGCTCAAGATTTGGCGACAACTCAACAATCTTTGCAATTGGCAGGACAGTTTGGTTTGGCGAATCAACAAGCGGCTTTGGAAGCGGCTCGTGCTAATCAAGCAACTGGTTTAACTGCATCACAAGCCAATCAAGATGCAATGTTAAGAGCTAATTTAGCAAATCAAGGTTATGACTTTAGTGTTGGTCAACTTAATACGCAAAATCAGCAACAAGTTAACCTTGCAAACCAAGCTGCTCTAAACCAGATTGGACAAGCCAATGCACAAAACTTCTTGCAAGCTAATTTAGCTAATCAAGGTGCGGGTTTAACTGCCAATCAACAGAGAACAACTGCTTCAGGTCAATTGGCAAATATTGCTGGTCAAGGCCAACAAATGGGTTTTGCAGGAGCAAATCAACTTGCTCAACAAGGTGCATTGCAACAAGGGTTCTCACAACAACAGTTGGATGCAATCCGCAATCTGCCATTGGAGCAACAACAGATTCTCAATCAAGCATTGGGTATCAATGTTGGTGGTGGTTCTGGTATGCAACAAACATCTACTTCACGCCAAGGTTTGCTTGGTTTGCTTGGTATTGGTTAAGGAGTAAATTATGCCTTTTAATATTGGGTTGTTATCTGATGCCGCATTGACGGGCTTGTCTGATGCTGAAAAACAAGCGATGCAGAAACAAGCTACTCAACAATTTCTGATTGGTAGTTTGTTGAGTGGTGATCCTGCTACTGGCTTTAAGTCAGCAATGGATATTCCATCTACTGCAATCACAATGCAAGATATGTTGCGTAAGAGTCAACAAGCTCAAGCAGATCAGGCGGCTTTAGAAGGTTTTCGATCTAGGTACACTCCTACTAAATTCCAAGAAGCAAACCCTGAGTACATGGGTCCTGTTACACCAGATCAATTGGCTCAACAAGAGCAAATCAAAGGTGCTAGAGCGCAAGGTTTGCCATTCAACATTCAAAATGCTTTACAAGATGTATTGGCATTGCCTACTGCTTCACAAAGCGGTATGCGTGAAACTATTACTGCGTTGCAACCAAGGGTTCAAGGCGATTTGTTGATGAATCCTAATATGCAAATCATTCGTGGTTTGCCATCACAAAAAGACCAAATTCAAACTCAACTTAATGCTGCAACAGGTTTGTATGAGTCAAGACCAGTTGTTGGAGGTATGCAAGCTAGGATTCAGACTACACCTCCAGAGGTGTCTCCTAATACTATGCTTGTTCCATTGCAGGGTGGTGGTTTTGTTCAAAGATCAATACCTGGTGGTCCAGCTGCGGTTGGTGAAATTGAAAGTGCTAAAGCAATAGCTCAAGCTAGTGGTCAAGTTGAGAGAGTTGTTGGTGCAGATGGAACAGAATATTTTGTACCTAGATCTGCATTGCTTACTCAACGTCCAACTGCGGGTCAAGCTGGAGTGACAACTGGCGGTGTAACTGGTGTCGCACCTAGTGGCGCAGTAGCCAAAGCTTCTCCAGCGCAACAAACACTAGATGCCGCAACCAATGCTAGATTCTTAGATTTCTCGAAGAACAGTTTAGAGTCTGCAAATAGTGCTAGTGGACGCAAGATTGCTGCTGAACAATTGTATGACCTTGCAACACAAGTTAACAACAATAAATTAACTGGTTTGCAAGCAGGTGTTTATGGATACATGAATGCAATCCCAGGTGTTGGAAAGTTATTTGAGCAGGACATTACTGATGTAACCCGCATGACTCAGATGATTAAAACAGCGCAGTTGGAAAAGACTGCAATGCAAAAAGGTGCTGCCAGTAACTTAGACGCTACAACAATTGAGAAGAGCTACGCATCTATAACAGATCCTGCTTCTTCAACACGAATGGCTGCCGCCTTTGAAGTTGCACTTGCTGATAAAGACGTTGCTAAGAATCAGTTTGTTGAAGCCTATAGAGGTGATCCTGGCAAGATAAATACAGCATGGCAAAGTTCTCCTGACAATAAACCAGTTTTTAGTCATCCAAAATTTAACCAGTTCCTTACTGAACAAGTTAATTCTTGGAGTCAAGGTGGCGGTCAAGGAAAGCCTGTGCTTCCCGCAGGATTTACGTTTGGTACTGGTAAAAAATCAGGTGAGTTTTTAATTAAACGTCCTGATGGCTCAATCTATCGCATAGGTCAATAATGGCAACTAAAGACGAAATCTTTGCTTTTGCTGCTCAAGAGGCAGAGCGTCAAGGTGTTCCTCTTTCGTTAGTACAAGGCGTAGTTGATACAGAGTCTGGTGGTGCTTTCAATGCTATTGGACCCAAGACTAAAACTGGTGATCGTGCCTATGGTCCTATGCAGTTGATGGCTACTACTGCCAAAGATCTTGGTGTTAACAGGATGGAATGGAAAGATAACATTCGAGGTGGTGTTAAATATCTAAGCCAGTTATCACAAAGATACGATAACCCAGATTTGGTTCTTGCTGCATATAACGCAGGGTTGGGTAATGTAGATAAGTATGGCGGTATTCCTCCATTTAAAGAAACACAAAACTATGTTCAAAAGGTTAAAAACTTTATGGCTAAATCTACAACTGATGATGAGTTTGTTCCTTTCGGACAAGGTACAACAACTCAAGCGCCTACTCAAACTGTAGGTACTGATGATTTTGTGCCATTTACTGGTTCACAAAAGCAATTTCAACAACAAGTACAACAAACACAAGCCGCACCTAGTCCTGCTGAGTTCATGCAGAGTGTTAGACAACAAGCATTCCAACCTAAGACTCAGTTCCAACAAGACGTTGCCGCAAGCTTTAACCCATTAGATGTATTGCGTGGCAAGACTACTACTGGACAGTTAATCTCTGGTACGGCTAATTTGATGTCTCAAGGCATTAAAGGTGGTTTGAGTGCGCTTGGCCTTTCTGATGAATACCTTGGCATTGATCGCACTAAACAACAACCTGTTGCCACACCAACTCCATCTATAAGCGACATTCTAAAAGGCACTTATAAGGTGGCTACAGAGCGTCCAGGACTGCTAGTTGGTGGTATGGGTACTGGTTTGCTTGATCCTACTAATTTGTTGTTGCCTGGTGCTTTACAAAAATCCATTGTTGCTGGTACACCTACTGCTCTCACACAGATGGCTCCAAGAACTGCTGCTTTAGCTCAGAATGTTTTAACTGGATCAACTACTGCTGGGGTAACATCGGCTGCTGCACAAGCGGCAAATACTGGAACTATTAATCCTTTGCAACTAGCAAATGAAACTGTTGCTGGTGCATTAATGACATTGCCAACTGCTACTGTTAGTGCGGTAACTACACCCAGAGCGCCAGCTAACTTAACTCAGGCTCAATTGGTTGCTGAACGTGCTATTGCTGAAGGCGCTACATTGCCTCCTACACAAGTAAATCCATCATTTATAAACAAGCTAATTGAAGGTATTTCTGGCAAACAACAAACAAGCCAAATTGCTTCTGTTAAGAATCAGCAATTAGTTAATGAACAAGCTCGTAAAGCTTTAAAGTTGGGTCCTGATGTTGAAATTACACCACAAGTATTGCAACAATTTAGGGCTGAAAAAGGCTTGGCATATGATGCCTTAAGAGCCAACCCTGCTTACTATGCAGATAAACAGTTTTTTGCAGATCTTAATAAAGAGACAGCTAGACTGCAAAACATGAAGGCTATAGATGTATCAGCAGAATTAAAGCTGTTGAATAATTTAAAGCAAATGAATTTCAATGGGGATGAGTTGGTTGAGTCAATCAAACGACTAAGAGATAGCGCACAAACAAACTCATCACCTCTTGCTAATGCTAGAGACAAAGATCTTGGTAGAGCGCAAAAGTTTGCTGCCCAACAGCTTGAAGCCCTTGCAGAGCGTAATTTAACAAACTTTAATCAACCTGATGTTATGGCTAACTTTAAGCAAGCCCGTCAGGATATTGCAAAAAGTTACACCATTGAAAAAGCATTGAATGCAACAACAGGTAATGTATCTGGTGCTGATTTAGGAACGCTTGCCAGAAAAGGAAAGATTGTTCCTGCTGAACTACAAACCTTGGCAAATGCCGCAGGTGCATATCCAAGTGCTTTCCAAAATGTGGCAAGAATTGGTAGTGTTCCAGGCTTCAGTCCATTAGACATTGGAACCGCAGGTATCGCTAGTGCAGCATCTGGAAATCCTGCACTTATGGTAAGCGCAGCAACAAGGCCCACATTGCGTTCTGTTGCAGTATCTCCAATGTTCCAACGTAATATGTTGCCTAGTTCGCAACCGCAAGCACCAGGACTGTTAAACAGAATAACTTCTAATCCATTGACCAACTATGGATTAGGTCAGTTGCCTGAGTATGGTACTGAGCGTTTCTTACTCCCAAGATAACATGAAAGATTGGCTGTTTGCGATCATTGCAGCAGTCAGTATTACTGTCTTTGTGGCCTTTTGTAGCTACATAATAGTTTGGGCAATGCCGTGAAATGGTTACTAATGTCATCAATTTTGTTTACATTGGTGGCATCTAGTAAAGATAAAACTGAATACAGATGTGTTAGGTGGGCTTGGACAGGTGATGTTTACAACCGAAAGGTAGTATGCCTTGAGTGGCAAAAGGTTGAGAAAAAATGATTGATCCAATAACAGCTCTAGCTGGCATACAGTCAGCAATCAGCATGGTCAAGAAGGCAGCTAATGTTGCCAATGACCTAGGCTCACTTGCGCCCATGATTGGTAAGCTATTTGACGCTAAGTCTGTGGCTACCAAAGCCATGCTTCAGGCTAAACAGTCTGGCAAAGGCTCAAACATGGGGACTGCCCTCCAGATTGAGATGGCACTAGAACAGGCTAGGGCGTTTGAGGAAGAGTTAAAGATGCTCTTCATGCAGACAGGCAAGATTGATGTTTGGAACAAGATTAAAGCCCGTCAAGCAGAGATGGACTTGGCAGATGCCAAAGAGATAAGTGCATTAAAGAAAGCAGAGAAAGAAGCCAAACAGAAAGAGCAAGAACAATTAGAGATTGGTTTGGCAATAGGTGGAATCTGCTTTGTGTTATTTCTAATCTTTATTGGTGTGAATGAGCTAATGACATTCTGTGAAGCAACCAGAAGGTGTGGTCGGTGAATGAGTATCAAAAGACCTTTGACTTGTGCTTGAAAATCTTCGTTTACGGGGTGGTGGCTTTGTATTTCTTGGGTTTTCTGAAGTTCTTACCTGATGATCTGTCTGACAGAATTGTCAATCTTCTACTTGGAAAGGTTGGTCTTGGTAAATGAAGTACTTACTTGTATTTGTAGCTTTTATGCTACATGG